ATGGCGCTGTCTGATGCGTGGTTGCGTTCAGTCGTTGGAAAGGAACGCGATAAGGTTTTGGTTAAATCAGATCGTGATGGTCTGTCTGTCAGAGTATCACCGAAAGGTCGCGTAGTGTTCCAATATCGTTATCAATGGGCAGGGAAAGGCGAGCGACTTGATATCGGAACTTACCCGGCAACTGGATTAAAAGAGGCCAGAGAAGAAGTTATCCGTCTTCGTGGTGAACTTGAGTCAAACCGCAATCCACGATTGGTCAGGCAGGCAGAAAAACGCAAAGCTACTGAAGCCATGACGGTAGAGTCTGTGATCCGTGCCTGGTATGAAGCATATTGTGTAAAAAATAAAAAAGGTTCTGAGCAGATACTCCGCTCATTTGAACTGCATCTGTTCTCTAAAATCGGGAGTATCCCTCATGATGCAGCTACATTGCATGATTGGTTAGAGGTCCTGGAGCCTCTTAGCACTAAGACTCCGGCAATAGCAGACCGATTGCTAATTAACGCAAAGCAGGCCCATGTCTGGGCGTATAAGCGAAAGTTTATTGAAACTCGCCCGCTGTCGGACATCACGGGTAAAGATATGGATATCCGTAAAGGTCAGAAGAAACGGTTTCTGACACACGATGAAATTAAAATTCTTTATGCTGCGATCGATGGTTCTCGAATGGTTCCCAAATACCGGGCCTTCATTAAACTATTGCTGCATTTCGGCTGTCGTAGTTCAGAGCTGATTACTGCCAGGGTGGATGATTTTGATTTCATTAATAAGGTATGGACTGTACCGCCAGAACGACATAAGACAGGTGATATAACAGGCGAACCGCTAAAGCGCCCCATTATTGAACCGGTTGAAGAGCTTATAAAATACGTTATCTCTATGAACAACGGTTCCGATATGCTTTTTACCAAGGAAGGAAGCAAGGAGCCAGTTGGTCGGACATCATTGCAGTCGCTGCCTTACAATTTAATGCAGTACGCATGGCGGCGTTTGGGGTATCAATTTCCTCATTGGTCTCTTCATGATTTGAGACGAACAGCACGAACAAACTTTTCTGATCTTACTGCGCCTCATATTGCTGAAATAATGCTCGGTCATAAACTGCCAGGGGTATGGCAAGTTTATGATAAGAGTGATTATCTAGAAGAACAGCGTAAAGCCTATCAGGCATGGTGGGATAGGGTTGATTCGATTCTTACTTACACTAATTTAGGTTCCAACAGACAGCCTATTGAATAATGAATGGACATACAGAGTAAGAAAATAGTAATGATTCTTGGATTATAATTAACTGGTTGCTGATATTTCGATTTGCTGATTTATGAAGAGGCAGTCATTATACTTATAAAAATACCACTCCTTATCCTTACAGAAATAAGGAGTGGAAACAGTTATGGCTGAGACTCTGGTTTAGCAATCTCGTTTATAAATTTCTTAGCTACAACAGTCTCATACTTTCTATAATCATCAAGATATTGAACATCTATATGATTTTTGTAGCGAGCATTAAATTTATTTGCAGTCCCTGTTTTATCATCTTTACGTTCATCCGTTGGTCTGAAAAATTTATGGTAGCGGCGGGGTGATACCCCCTCAAAATCACAAAATATTACTTTGGATGATTCTTCGTTCTTTGTTATTGCATCATTATGCAGATCAAGAGCAAGGCTTTTATCAAATGGCTCTATATATACTACTTTTTTTATTCCAGCTGCGACAATATGCCTTGCACAGTTGTGGCAGGGATAGGTTGTCGTAAAAAGAATTTTATCTTTAGTATCGCCGTTTTGTTTTCTAGCCATTGATGTAATGACGTCCATTTCAGCATGAATTGATCTGGAATACTCCATTACACTTGATATTTTGCTGTCTTTGTAAATGCCTTCTGCAATATTATCTAATTTGTTTAGAAGTCGTGTTATATTAATATCGGCAACAGTTTGTCCTGCGGAAATACCTAATACATTTCTTACTTCGGTTGATAATATGCTTTTTATACGGTCTTTAATTTTTAGCTTGTTTGCATCATTATAACACTTACCACTTTTGTGAACGCATCGATGATCGTTATCAAAATCATCACTGCTATACAACCCGCCACCAGCTTTAGGTACGTCGTTCTTACCCACGGCAAGCAAATTCCCTTCATCATCAAACAGTGCAGCCCCTACTTGACGTGATAAACAAGCTGATTGTAATGATGTTGAAAAGGCAGCATACATACCTTTCTCGTTAAAAGTTGGTGTTAAACCATTTTTGCCATGAATAAGACCGAAAAACCGATCAATCTTCTTCTTTAATTCACTTTTTTGGCTGAAGTTATTTTTAATAAAAAAATCTGAATCAAGAATGGTTTCCCCGGTTCTTTGTCCATACGGATCAGAGGATTTATTATCAATATTGATAATTAAATGAAGGTCGTCCTTTGTCGATTCGTCAGCAATGAGATTCGGAATTCGGTAATCTAAATCGCGCAAAACTCCTAATAAATAGAAATTATGCTGATATATAACTCTGAATAACTCTATTTCTTCCGGCCTTTTGAATTGATCAATGATGAAGACAGTACCTTTATATTCATCATTATTATAATCAATATTATTTTTCTCTGCTGCGATTGCTGCAATAGCAGCTTCTGCAAGCAACTCATTTTTTTTGTAATGTTTACGAAGCTTATTGGCAATATCCTGGAGTTTTAAATGTCTATTAACTTGTGTGCTTTCGGATACCTCCAGTGCTGCTGGCTCAAAATATAATGGGTTTTCCATAAGCGCACTTATGCGGATGTGTACAACATTATACCCCCATTCTTTGGATATCTCTTCGATAATTTTGTTTATCGTTCTCATGCCACATCCAACATATCCACACAATCCAAGATAAATATCTTTTGATTGTCGTGAATTCACAATCTCAAGTGATGATGCTGATGTTGAGCCTTTTTTTTCATTCAGCTTTTGTGGAGTTTTTTTTGCTGCTTCAGCCATTGCTAATTACCTAGTCGAAAACTATATCAGTATTTATTATTTCAAAAAATGCATCAAGAATTTCTTTATTTTTCTTTTTACTTTCAAATGAAATGACATTATCTTGATTAAATGTTGTTAATTCAATGCAGATAGAATCAACCTGATCATTGGCGGCGATGCTAGATTCTATTTCATTAAATGCTATTACATTCATTTATCTTATCCAAACATAATAAAAAACCATATGGCCTTTAGTGTACAACAAAACCATACTCTTTCCCCTCTTTTTAGAGGGGGAAGTGTGGTCCACATCATGTTTTTCCCCACCCATGAAAATGTTCACCTATGCCGGTGAGGCATTTTATGTACATCAACTCTTTGAGTTGAATCATTATTTTAGTATTTTTTCTATCATTGTGTAAATGTCTTCGTTTCAATACATCATGCTTGGGGAGCGGTCCCAGTTTCCTGATAATTAATGCTTGTGGATAGCAACGTCCGTGCCTGTATCGCTCAGACAGACGCTGACCGTGCCATAGACGTGTCTGTTCACATACGTCATTCAATAACTCCTGCAAACCTGTAAATCTTGCGTGACGCCCATTTATTTGGGCATGATTTAATATCAGGATCTGGAAAATCAGGTCTGTATTTCTGGCCAGTTCTCCGGTTTACGCTGTTCCAGCGAAGAACTGTCGATACTGAAACGCCACAGAAGTCGGCGACTTGTTTAGTTGTCATTAAGTTGTTCATTACTTCACCTCCTGCGTCGGTTCCGGTAGCGGCATCCAGTGGGTTACTTTCGATGCCGGTTCTTCCCCATTGTCAGTAACTGCCCACCATTTGTTTCTCGAACAATCGTAATACCCTTCGAAGGTATCGCACTCAGTCCAGCCGTAAGACTTACCCCAACACCAAACATATTGTTTATCGTTCGGCATTCGCTCACTACAGCTTATCCAACCATCCGGAGTTACCGGAGAGTTGCCAGACAGCTTGTTCAACTTGTAAGTCTGGCTTACAGGTTTGACACCGTGAAGCATGGTGGCGCGGCAGGCGTTCCAGCCTTCATCAAAACCGACTATGCCATTATTTAAAGACGGACGAGCATCTGGCACCACCGGCACTGGCTTGGCTATATATAGCGGCTGAACATACCAGCCCTTTGATAACCAACTGTCAGCAATGTTTTTACTCCTGGTTATTGCTGGAATACCTAAGCCATTGTCTGAATGTAGCCATGCCACCGGCTCCTCTTCCAGCGATGCCAGAGCAATTTCATAAGCACGGCGCTCAATATCGTCTCGAACCTCTAGGCTGCTGATACGCTCTTTGATTTCTTTAATCAGTTCTTTATCGGTAAATGTGGTCATTATGCTCCAGCCTCCGGTGCTTTTGGCATTACTGCCCAGTGAGTGATATTGACGCTTTCAATGTCCCCGACCTGAAATGTCCACTGCCATTCTCCGGTTTCTTTTTGTCCCCAGGTGTACCAGAGAGAACGCCAGCCAATCAGCCAGCCTTCTCCGTTAGCATCAAATAACAGAACACTTTCATTTGCTGGTGGTAGTTCAGCTGACACTGGTATTATTTTGTTTTCCAGTGCCGCACATTTAGCTTCAAGCGCATCGAATTTACGTACCAGGTACTCAGCATTTGTTTCGTTCACTTTCAGATCTCGCGGTACACATTTCCCGCGAAGAAACCCTTCCATTTCGAAAACATTCATGCGCATTTGCGTAACTCCGATAACTCGTTAAAACGTTCCATAAACATCCCGTAGGCATGGCCTGGTGACAGTGGAATAACTTTGAACATCTCTGTCGCCGGGATACCTTCCAGTACAGGCCAGAAAGAGCCATCATCAAGCCCGAGATCGCGGCGTTCGGTTGCCAGCATGATGAGATCGGCATATTTCACGGGCGTGCTCATAACCGGGGGTAATCCGTATTTCTCACGGATGACGACGTCTATTTTTTCTTCCATCCGTTTATAGTCAGGAAGAAGGCGTTTCAGTGGTGCGGGGATGTCCTGGCAATATGCTTCTGTTGCATCATGCATTAACGCTTCAAAAGCAAATTCCTGCGGTACCAGCTGGCTGCAAAGCACCGCATGTTGGGCGACGCTGTAGAAGTGTGAAAGATGTCCTGCAAAGCGACAGATATTTGAAAGGGAAACCGCGATATCGTTAATAACGATGTCGTCTTTATTTATCCTGTCATAATAAAAATGCTTCCCGGAAAAAGTTTTAATAAATGACATATTGTTCTCCACGTATATGCGCTGTACCGCGCTGAATTCTGGTAAAAGGAAGCCATCACCATCCGGCGATTATTGAGTAAATTATGTTTCCATAAATGCCCCCGCAGGGGCATTTGCAGTAATGAAATCAGGCGGTGAAAGTACCAATAAAGGTTTCTACTTTGCTGTCTTTAAATTTCTCAACAAGCAGATCACGAAATTCGTTAGCCATTTCTTCCTGCACTGCTTCCAGCTGAATAATGCGCAGAACCAGTACAGGACGATCGCCAGTGATAATGTTGAGGCGTAATTTAAACGGACGTTCTTTAAGGCCTTCAAACGGAACGCATTTAAATTCAAATGCCACTGGCATAATGTCTTTGGTCTTCGCTTCGACAGACTCCATCAGGGAGCGTTTGCCGCTGAAGTCATTATCTTCAAAATCAGCGGTCTGGTTTGCTTCAATCGTGATTTTACGGACTGCCGCAGCCGCTTTTGTTGCCTGAATAGCGTCACCATTAGCATCAAAGCCCACAAGGTAGTCGGCCCAGTCTTCAATCCATTCTGCCAGTGACTTCTGGGAGTTACGCTCGCCGTTAACAGACAACAGAGCAGAGAACGGTGCTGTCTTTTTCAGTTTGAGAGTGGCGGTGTTATCTGCGTGACCTGGTTCATCAATAGTACCCAGGTTAAGTACACTGACGGCACGCATATTATCAGCATCGATAAAGCAGCGGGTGCCTTCATCTGCAAGATCTTTAGAATAACGGGTAAAGTCATCGATGCTGGCAGTGGAAAGCGCACCACGGAAACGGAAGCGATTTAAATTAAATTTTTCCAGATCATGAATGCGGAAATTCTCAGGCAATGCCACAGCATCGGCACCAATCTTACTGATAATTTCATTAACACCCTGAGCAGAAATAAGGGCATGGATTTGATTAATTGCGGTTGCGTCTAAGTTCTGAGACATAATAAGTCCTCACTATATAAAGATATTCAGTGATGAGATAAATAATCAGTTAATTAAGAACGATATTAATGACCTGCTGCGCGGAGTTTTCCGTCAGGTTCACCGGCAAGAGTCAGTAATTGTCCCTGGTCTTCCTGCAGAATAGTCAGGCGACCACCGCGATTGACATACATCGGCGTTTCGGTGGTGTCTTCTTCGGAAATTTTCCCGCGGTTAGTCGGGCGAACATATGAGAGTTTGTGCTTGATTTTCACACGGTTCTCATCAAACGGTTCGATTTCCAGGTTGAGCGAGACCTTACCTTTGGTTTTCGTGTTCATCACACCGGAAGCGACTTCACTGAGAACTGCGCCGATTTTGGTTTCAAATACGCCGCCGTCCAGCTCCCCGATAAATGCCTGCACATCAGTACTGCGTTCGCTAGCCATTTTGCTGCTCCTCATCATATCGACCCTGCAAGGCCGGTTGGTTTCTCCACAAAACAGAGAAGAATACCTGCGGTGGCAGCCGCCCGGATGGATTGGGTTATGAGCCCGTCGTCCGGTGATGCTCTTCTCTGTTTTGTAAAAAGAGCGGTACCAGCCGGAAGCAAGTGTACAAACTGGTACCGCCAAAGCAGTGGCTGTTGTGGTGGGGTTGCCACTCAGGCGTATGGTCAACCTGACAATCCGGTGTCCTCAACGGGGAAAGAGTAACCCCGCCATACTTACCGCCGCGCCATTTCGCGGATTACCACAACGCTGAGAGCACTTAGCCAGTTACGGCACCACACTTTGTCGCGGTTCCATAAATGCCCTCATCGTTGCACCCTGGTCTCTTCCCAGGCGTCAAACCGGATCGCCGCGCTGGTTAGGCGTCTTATCAGCATCATCATTGACTTGCACATTCCGGCTACCTGGTTTGTTTGCCCGAGCAAGGAGTGGATTGTCCCCTTTAACGTCCCCAGACCGCTAACGACGCATGTGCCATACGCCGTGTTACAACCAAATTTTGTTAGTACCTTGTTTGTTGGTCTGGAAAGAAAGATAAAATGAAGTTGCGCATTGTGCAAGTGTTTTTATTGCGAGATATGCAATTTGATGGGTAATGAAAAGCCACCTTCGGGTGGCTAATTGATGAGGAAGTAAGGGTTAATTGTGTCGTTTAAGGGTTTGTGACTGGCTGATTAAGACCTTTCCAAAGACCATAAACCGGTGTTCATTTTCGCTGGTAATTCCCCATTCACGGTAAATCTGGTTATCAGATATCACCAGTAGTTTGTCAGGTATCATTTGCAGTCGTTTGACATAAATTTTATCATCAAAACCAAATACATAGATACCATCTCCATCAAACTGATTGATACTGACATCAACGAAGATGAGATCTCCTGGCTCAATGGTTGGACACATACTGTCCCCACGAACGTTGATAACTTTAATGTGATTGGCTGGTCGTCCGCCAAACATCGATACAGCATTATCAGTTCTGTATTCAATGGCATGAATCACATCAATGACATCACCGCCCTGGATAAGGCCATTTCCCGCACTGGCACTGACATCCAGCATTTCAATACGGAATACATCCTTCACCTGCGCAACATCCTCACTAATACTGTTTTTACATACAGTATTACTTTTGACGTCTGAGGTAAAGAGATCAGCAATATCAACACCTAAGCTCCTGGCAATATTACTCAGGGCTTGTTCAGTGAATTGTTTCTGCTTACCTGTTTCCAGGCGCGAGATATTCGCCGCATCCACTCCTATTGCTTCAGCGAGATCGGCGATTTTCATGTTCTTCGCCTGGCGAAGTTGTCTGACTCGGTTTCCTATGTTCATGCGTTTATTACATTTCTTTATTGCGCGTTAAGCAAATCAACTTGCGCAAAATATTTGCGTGAAATAATATGCTCATCACGCAATATGTGGAGGTTATATGCAATCACCATTACGAAATGTGCGTAAGGCGCACGGGTTTACTTTGCAGCATGTTGCTGCGGGCGTTCAGGTTAATCCAGCAACGCTGAGTCGTATTGAGAGACTGGAACAAATTCCATCTATCGATCTTGCAGAGCGTCTGGCCAATTTTTTTAAGGGTGAAATCAGCGAAATGCAGATTCTTTATCCGGCACGTTTTCAATCTAGCCAAAACCAGAATGGGTTTAAACCACAGGAACAGGAGGTAAGCCGTGGGTAAGCATCACTGGAAAGTGGAAAAACAGCCTGAGTGGTACGTGAAAGCTGTCAGAAAAACTATCGCGGCGTTGCCGGGGGGTTACGCTGAAGCTGCTGAGTGGCTGGATGTAACAGAGAACGCTTTATTCAACCGCCTTCGTGCAGATGGCAATCAGATTTTCCCGCTGGGATGGGCAATGATTTTACAGCGCGCGGCTGGCACTCACTACATTGCGGATGCTGTCGCACAGTCTGCAGGTGGGGTGTTTGTATCGCTTCCTGACATTGAGGAAGTTGAGAACGCCGATATAAACCAGCGCCTGCTGGAAGTCATCGAACAGATCGGGAGTTACTCAAAACAGATTCGTTCGGCAATCGAAGATGGGGTAGTGGAGCCACACGAGCAGACAGCAATTAATGATGAGTTGTATCTGTCAATTTCGAAGCTCCAGGAGCATGCAGCACTGGTCTACAAAATCTTTTGCGCTCCAGAAAAGAGTGACGCCCGCGAGTGTGCAGCTCCGGGCGTCGTGGCGTTTTGTGTCTGTGGAGAAACTAACGCATGAACAGTTTAACGGCAAATAACCGTTTGTCGCAACAGCTGGTGGTCAGCGTCTCTGAACACCTGTTGTTACGGCATGAATGCAGATTACCAAATCACCTGGCTGTAAGTAACCACAGAGAACTTTACCTGACTGTGGGGGGCGAGTTGTGCAGGAACTTAACCGCTGGTTTCGTGACGGAAGAGGGCTTTATGTTCATGTTATTCGTTGGGAACCAGAAACACAGCGCGTTATCTATCTTCGCAAAGACTACCCGCATGAGTGCTTTAGTCCTTTGTGGAAATTCAGGCGTGATTTTGTTGAGTGTGAAGGACCACCAGCACATTGATTCTGCCATTCCGGGACGTTACACTGTTCAGGCACCTTATAAAGCGGGTGCCGGGATTGGCGTCCTGGAATTGCATACGGCGACAATTGGCGCGTTAGCGTCTTTTTTGTTGCTACAACTCAGCTATACCCAAATTATGGTGGGCTGGGTGGGGGCACCGAAAGGTGCGCCGGTTTCCGTATGCGCCGGTTACGCCAACCCTGCTCAGTTCACCACCAGCGAAATTGGCGTTTCCGGTGGTGGAAGTTATCCATTGCATACGGAGGCTGCCATCATGGCTACGATCCCTGCCTTAGTACAACCTGAACTTTGCATTATTGCAGACAAAGTTGTTACTTCTTCTCTGGCTGTTGCTAGTTATTTCGGCAAACAACACAAAAATGTCATTCAAAAAATTGCGTCTCTTGAATGCTCTGCCGAATTTACTGAGCTGAATTTTCAGCTCAGTGAGTACATCGACGCATCAGGCCGCAAACTACCTTGCTATCAAATAACCCGCGACGGCTTTGCGTTTCTTGCTATGGGTTTCACGGGTAAACGTGCTGCCCAGTTCAAAGAGGCATATATCAATGCCTTTAACCAGATGGAGAAACAGCTTTCAAAACCCCCTGTACCGAGCGACGTTGCACATAACGCCAGCGTTCTCTATTCCTACATTTCATCAATTCATCAGGTCTGGCTGCAGCAGCTTTATCCTATGTTGGCAAAAGCCGAATCTCCGCTGGCTGTTAGCTTGTATGACTATATTAATGATGCTTCGGCGCTGGCCTGCCTCATAAATTTGTCGCTGAACCCTTCAGAGGTAAGGGGGCGCAAATGATCCGGAATATTTTCAAACGGTTTACCAATCAGACTTTCCGTTGTCCTCGTCCGGGTCAGTGGTACACCACACCTGCAGGGCATGTTCTACGTGTTAGCCTGGTTGACCGTGAATGTCAGAAGGTGATTTGTGAACCGCTGGGCCGTAATTACCGCGTCAGTATGCCGCTTATAGCCTTTCGCTCCGGAAAAAACATGAAGCATCTCGGAGGTGCAGCATGAGTATGGAGCTGATGGTTAAAGCGATGAAAATTCGAGTGGGTAATCCATTGCGAAAACTGGTTCTGATCAAGCTGGCTGATAATGCCAGCGATCAGGGTGAGTGCTGGCCCAGCTACCAGCATATTGCTGACCAGTGCGAGATTAGCAAACGTTCTGTGATGAATCATATTGCGGCCCTTTGTGAGTCCGGGCTGGTAAAAAAAGTCACCCGGAAAGGTGAAAAAGGTAACTCAAGTAATATCTATCTCCTTCATCTTGATGGTGCAGGAGATTCACTAGGGGGTAGTGCAAATAATTCACTATCTGGTGCAGCAAATTCACCAGGTAGTGCAGGAGTTGCACCAGGGGGTAGTGCAGGAGATTCACCCAGAACCAGTCACTCTTTTGAACCAGTCAATGAACCAATAGCTGTTGGTGCATCAGTTGATGAGTCCGTGCGAGTTCGTTCAAACCGACCGGAATACTCTCCGGAGTTTGAGCAGGCATGGCTGGTATATCCCAAACGTGCTGGTGGCAATTCAAAATCTGCAGCCTTCAAAGCCTGGAAAGCCCGTTTGAATGAGGGGGTAAACCCCGAAACCATGCTGGAAGGTGTGAAACGCTACGCGGGCTGGGTATCTGCGATGGGTAACAGCGGCACACAATTTGTGAAACAGGCTGTCACGTTCTTTGGCCCGGATCGTCATTTCGAAGAATCCTGGGAAGTTCCTGCGGTATCTGCAGCCAGACGTGAGGACCCGTACTTCAAAGCCAGTTACGACAACGTGGACTACAGCCAGATCCCGGCAGGATTCAGGGGGTGATCATGAGTCTTTTGAATGAAGTTCAGAAATTCATTGAAGCCCATCCGGGGTGTACTTCCGGAGACATTGCGGATGCTTTTGCAGGTTACTCACGGCAGCGCGTTCTGCAGTCAGCAAGCAAGTTACGTCAGAGTGGGCGTGTGGCTCACCGTTGTGAAGGAGATACACGCAGACATTTCCCACGCCTGACTGAGAGAGCGCAGGAGCCGGAACCACAACCAGTTCGTGAAACCAGACCTGTGCGCAATTTCTATGTCGGCACTAACGATCCCCGGGTGATTTTGTGCCTGACCCGCCAGGCTGAAGAACTGGAGTCAAGGGGCTTATACCGTCGTGCTGCAACCGTGTGGATGGCGGCATTCCGTGAAAGCCACTCCCAGCCAGAACGAAACAATTTTCTGGCACGTCGTGAGCGGTGCTTACGGAAAAGCAGCAAGCGCGCTGCATCGGGTGAAGAGTGGTATCTGTCAGGGAATTTCGTGGGGGCTTAATGAGTAATAAATATTGCCAGGCGCTGGTGGAACTGCGGAACAAACCAGCCCATGAACTGAAGGAAGTGGGCGATCAGTGGCGCACGCCGGATAACATTTTCTGGGGAATTAACACCCTGTTTGGCCCGTTTGTTCTGGATCTGTTCACTGATGGTGATAACGCCAAATGTGCCGCTTATTACACTGCGGAAGACAACGCGCTGGCGCATGACTGGTCAGAACGTCTTGCGGAGCTTAAAGGTGCTGCCTTTGGTAATCCCCCATACAGCCGCGCCAGTCAGCATGAGGGGCAATACATCACCGGCATGCGTTACATCATGAAACATGCCAGTGCCATGCGTGATAAAGGCGGGCGCTATGTTTTCCTGATCAAAGCTGCCACCAGCGAAGTGTGGTGGCCGGAAGATGCAGATCATATTGCTTTTATTCGCGGGCGTATTGGTTTTGAACTGCCTGCCTGGTTTATCCCGAAAGATGAGAAGCAGGTGCCGACAGGCGCTTTCTTCGCTGGTGCTATTGCTGTTTTCGACAAGACCTGGAAGGGACCGGCAATCAGCTACATCGGGCGCGATGAACTTGAGGCATGTGGTGAGGCGTTTCTGGCGCAGGTTCGCCAGCAGGCGGAAAAACTGGTCAGGGAGATGGCGGCATGACGACGTTAACTCAATGCCAGCAGCAGGTGCTGGATATGCTGATTTCTTATCAGAAAGAACGTGGCTTCCCGCCAACCAATCAGGAGGTGGCAACCATGCTGGGATACCGTTCAGTGAATGCAGCGGTGGAGCATCTTCGCGCACTGGAGAAAAAAGGCGTCATCACGATAAAGCGTGGTGTGGCCCGGGGGATCACGCTTCATACCGTGGTGAAGGACGACGACAGCGAGGCGGTCGGGATTATCCGCTCACTGCTTGCCGGTGAGGAAAACGCCAGGCTGCGTGCAGCCCATTGGTTACATGAGAGAGGCCTGAAAGTATGAAGCTGATCCTGCCTTTTCCGCCCAGCGTGAACACGTACTGGCGACACCCCAACAAAGGGGCGTTTGCTGGTAAGAGCCTGATAAGCGCGGCGGGGCGAAAATTCCAGAGCGCGGCGTGTGCAGCAATAGTTGAGCAGTTACGTCGTCTGCCGAAACCAACGTCGGCACCTGCTTCAGTGGAGATCGTGTTGTTTCCTCCGGATAACCGGATCCGCGATCTGGACAACTATAACAAGGCGCTGTTTGACGCCCTGACCCACGCGGGGGTGTGGGAAGACGACAGTCAGGTGAAAAGAATGCTGGTGGAGTGGGGACCGGTTATCCCGGAGGGGAAGGTCGAGATCACTATCAGTAAGTACGAAAAAGCGAGTTGCAAATTAGCAACTCGGTAACGGAATTGAGCAACACCCTAAATTTGGGTATTACCTCGTTAAAGATACTGTATTTATGAACAGTGTATCCTTGATAACTATTAAAAATCGCAGTAAGTTCATCCTGCATCAACGAAAAGGGAGTGCAGTCCCGCTCGTGGATAAAAATTTGTGGAGAAACCAATGAATCAGTTGCTTGTAATTGATGGCGTTTCTGTGCGCCAGTACTTCGAATCTAACTACTGTCTTAACGACCTTCAGAAAGCTGCTCTTCTTGCCGCTGGTGAGAATCGCTCCTCCCGTTCGCTGGAAGTTCACGAGTTTATGCGTCGTCCTGAAACGAAGGCTCTTGTGGAATTATTGGAAGAAGAAACTACGGGAGATTCCCGTAGTATTCCTGTCATCACCATTCAGGGGCGCAATGGTGGGACGTATGTCTGTAAAGAGCTGGTCTATGCATATGCAATGTGGATCAGCCCGGCATTCAGCTTAAAAGTGATACGTACTTTTGATGCGCTTCATAATTCATCACCAGAAGAAACCACATCCGACAAAATTAAATCCGGGGTCATTCTGCTTGAATCAGCAGCAAAGACTCTAAATCTGTCAAACTCCTCGAAACTTGGTGCATACCAGAAATTATCAAAGGTAGCTGGTCTTCCTGAACTTATGCCGATCTATGCCATTGATGCACCTGCTGATGCGCCAGATGGTTCAAGCCGCCCTACGCTGTCGCTGAGTGCACTGCTGAAGCAGTATGGTATCCGCCTGACGGCTAATCAGGCATATCACCAGATGGCGAAGCTGGGGATCGTTGAACAACGCGAACGATACAGTCGTACCGCGATTAACAACATCAAAAAATTCTGGTCGCTGACCGCGAAAGGCTGCATGTTCGGCAAGAACATCACCAGTCCTGCAAATCCGCGCGAGACGCAGCCGCATTTCTTCGAATCCCGATTCCCTGAGCTGTTAAAGCTGCTCGATACCGTTCATTGAGGTGACCGTGAGAGCACTACTGACCCCTGAAATTGCCCCGCGTATGGGGATCGTATTGTTCAGACCAGGTTCAGAGCTGATGCCCTTGTTTATGCAGGGGCGTGTCCTGCTGGAGCCTGAGCCGGAACGTTATTCATCTTTCGCCAGTGGTGCCGTTCCGGCGGCATCACAACCGCTGGCGGATGATCCTGCCGTTCGGGCCGTGTTCCGCAATGAGGCAGTGATCCGTCGTGCTGGTGGCGTGGAATGTCTTGAAAGCTGGTTACTTCGTGAAAAAGGCTGCCAGTGGCCTCATTCCGACTGGCACAGCGAGAATATGACAACAATGCGACACGCTACGGGCGCAATCCGTCTGTGCTGGCACTGCGATAACCAGCTGCGCGATCAGTTCACGGAACGGCTGGAATCAATGGCAACGGATAACTGTGCCCGCTGGGTGTTGTCTGTTGTGCGTCGGGATCTCGGTTTTGATGATAGTCACGTTGTGACAATGCCGGAACTGTGCTGGTGGCTGATTCGTAATGACCTGGCGGATGCCTTACCGGAAAGTGCAGCCCGTAAGGCACTGAGATTACCAAAGCCTGTTGTGCCGTCTGTCACCCGGGAAAGTGACCTTGTGCCTTCGGTTCCTGCCACCAGCATCATCCAGGATAAGGCAAAAAAGGTGCTGGCGCTGAAAGTGGATCCGGAGTCGCCGGAGTCTTTTATGTTACGCCCAAAACGTCGCCGCTGGGTTAATGAAAAGTACACGCGCTGGGTTAAGACACAGCCGTGTGCATGTTGTGGAAAGCCTGCTGATGATCCCCACCACCTGATAGGTCACGGTCAGGGTGGAATGGGAACAAAAGCGCATGACCTCTTTGTGTTGCCTTTGTGCAGAAAGCATCACGACGAGCTGCATGCGGATACCGTGGCATTTGAAGAGAAGTATGGCTCCCAGCTGGAGCTGATATTTCGTTTTATCGATCGTGCGCTGGCAACAGGCGTACTGGCGTAAGTGGAGAACGAGCATGAACCTTGAAGCCTTACCAAAATATTACTCCCCAAAATCTCCAAAATTGAGTGATGACGCACCGGCGACAGGCTCGGGTGGTTTAACGATTACGGATGTGATGGCTGCGCAGGGGATGGTGCAGTCGAAAGCACCACTGGGTTTTGCCTTATTCCTGGCAAAAGTTGGTGTTCAGGATCCTCAGTTTGCGATTGAAGGTCTGCTCAATTACGCGATGGCACTGGATAACCCGACATTGAATAAATTGAGTGAAGAAATCCGGTTACAGATCATCCCTTACCTTGTGAATTTTGCCTTTGCTGATTATTCCAGGTCTGCGGCAAGTAAGGCTCGCTGTGAGCATTGTGCAGGTACTGGATTTCATAATGTATTGCGCGAAGTGGTGAAACACTCCAGAAGCGGGGAATCTGTTATCAAGGAAGAGTGGGTGAAGGAACTATGTCAGCATTGCCATGGTAAGGGAGAAGTCAGCACAGCGTGCAGAGGGTGTAAGGGTAAAGGTATTGTCCTGGATGAAAAAAGGACCCGGCTTCATGGCGCGCCTGTTTATAAGATTTGTGGGCGTTGCAATGGAAACCGGTTTAGTCGTTTACCAACGACACTGGCGCGGTGTCATGTCCAGAAGCTGGTACCAGCCCTGACTGATTATCAGTGGTACACAGGATATGCAGATGTCATTGATAAACTGGTTACAAAGTGCTGGCAGGAAGAAGCATATGCTGAGGTGCAATTAAGAAAAGTGACGAGATAAATGATTTTCGCCGAAGATGGCGACGTAATGCTTGCATTTTTCAAAAAATATGGATAAAGTATTTTCAACAATGGGCTTTGTATACCCGACGTTAAGAAAAAGTAGAAAACCCGCTGATGAGCGGGTTTTTGTGCTTTAAATAGGGTAATAGAGATGTTGAATCTCATTTCGGGATTCATGTTTGTTTACTTATTATTTATCGGGTGACTTTGTTTTCTGCCTGATGTTTAAAATGTTTTCTTCCAGTACAATGTCCCTAGATACAATGAGTCTGCTTATTACATTATTAGCAGAGCTATTACGGTCAAAGTACAGCATAAGCTTTTAAAGCCAATCAACCAGTCATCAAGACAGACGGGGTTATCCATGAAAACTCTCCATGTTTGATTCGATGGGGCCTGAAATTAAAGCTTTAATATAGCTCATGAAAGGTAAACATTGGCAGCTGAAGGGCCACGCAGACCATTTATCCGGCAAAATTCCACGCGTAATCCGGTGGCAATTTCTTCTGCATCGCGGAGATTGAGCGCTGAAACATGAAGCTGGACATCGATACGACCATCGGATGGGGTGATAAGACCCTTGCCGCTTTTGCCGTCAAAGGTTTTGACAATTCCTGTCATTTTACGGGACAAAAAAATTCCTTAATACTGATAACTGGGCGCACTATACACACCTTCCTGAAGAAAGCTATAGTTTTTTGATGGGGTTGAAGATGGCTGGATGTCTAAAATAAACATTGCTTCATATGTTCAACTATGCGTTAATGATTGCGTCGGTTTGAAGAACAGACGATATACGAAGTAGTTTACTAAAGCAGTTCTCATTTCAGGTGTTATTCACTTATTCCTTCTTTGAGTCTCTCCAATTAAGTACGAAGTCGTTTCTGTTATACAAGCCATTTATGCCGAAAGGCTCAAGTTAAGGAATGTAGAATGTCAAATAAAATGACTGGTTTAGTAAAATGGTTTAACGCTGATAAAGGTTTTGGCTTTATTTCTCCTGTTGATGGTAGTAAAGATGTGTTTGTGCATTTTTCTGCGATTCAGAATGATAATTTTCGAACCTTATTTGAAGGTCAAAAGGTTACCTTCTCTGTAGAGAGTGGTGCTAAAGGTCCTGCAGCAGCAAATGTCATAATTACTGATTAA